AGCCGCGAGGACCGCGTCTGTGAGCGCTTTCCAGTCCTGTGCAGGCACGGCAGGCGCGGCAGGCGCGACGGGCAAGTCGTCACGCAGCGGGTTGACCGCGACCTTCGCAGGCGCTTTCACGACGGCCTCGGGTGCGACCGCAGCGTCGGCGTCCGCGAAGTACGCGAGACCCTTCACGGTGTTCTTCGTGTCGGTGCCCTTGTCCGTCTGGCGCACGAGACGCGCCTCAAGGGCTTCGACCGCTTGGGCCACGGTGTTTACGTTTGCGCGAACAAGCGCCTTCATGTCACGTACACCTACGAATGCGAGTGGGTTTGTCATGCGAGATACTCCTCATGTGCATGGGTTGGGAAAATACCGAAATCCGGCACCAAAGAAGCTCCGCCGGATTAGGCGCACTTGCCTGCCTGTGAAGGCAGGGGGGGCCACCCCCGCACCCGCCCGCCGCGTTGTGATCGCCACTCTCCACCCTCAAAAATAAGCGGAGCAAAAATTGAAATCTGAGAAAAAGCAAAACGCCTCCGGCGGCAGTCCGAACACCAACTGCTACATATGCAAGAAGCGTTTTTACGCGTGGCGTCTAAAGGACGACAAAACCAACTGCTGCTCCATAGAATGTAAGAGCGCTTACGTCCGATCTCAGACACCAGAAAAGCAGAGCCTAAGAAAAATGAGCAAAGCCATAGCCCTCTCCAGAACTCACAGCCTTACACCCGCACAGTCGGCGTCCATACGCGGCCAGATTGCTGGCCTAATGAACGAGCAAATCGGCCACGCCAACGAGGTCGTTCTGGGCATAAGAGAATGGGGGCCAACACAGGCTCGCGTGTTCTCCACGATGCTAAACAAGATCGTCCCTGACCTATCGGCCAGCTACCACCAGCACGAGCACGCCGTGAAGGACGTCATCGATATGTCCCGCGACGAACTCGAACGCATAGCCGCCGGAATTGACGCAATAGAAGAAGAGGTAGTACCAGATGAAGCTGACAAATAAGCAAGACGAGGCCATTCCCTCACGCATAAGCCTAAACGACTTCGGGAAGGCCATGTCTCAGCTCGATTTGTCGGGCATCCCCAAGGAAAAGATAGCTGCGGCCATCCACGATCATCTTACAGGCATCATGGCAGAGACAATCATGTCTCCCACAGCCGCGTTTGACCTCGCGATGTCCCGTAAAATGCGGCACAGACGCCACTAATGGCCACTCCAAGCCAGCGAGAGGCGGCAAAGTACCTCCTCAAGCTCCGTGACGCCCAAGATAGCTTTCTTGGGTTCGTCAATTTGAACTATCCTGACTGGAAGCTGGGAGATTTTCAGCTCGAACTCATAGATGCGCTCGACAAACTGGAAAAAGGCACCCTCGGCGTCAACAATTTGCTGATAACCATGCCCCCACGGCACGCAAAGTCTACATTTGGCACCGTTTTGTTCCCATCTTACTTCATGGCCCGTCGCCCAGCGCGATATACTATGTCTTGCTCCTATAACTCGCAGCTTTCCATCGACTTTGGACGCCAAGTCCGCACGGTTGTGGAAGATAAGACGGTACACCAAGCCTTCCCCGACTTTGGCCTCTCTCAGGACAGCCGATCCGCAGAAGTATGGCGCACCGAGCACGGTGGAGCCTACTTTGCAGTGGGTGTTGGCGGCACAACCAGTGGACGCCCAGCCAATCTTCTCCTTGTGGACGACCCCATCAAGTCTCGCGAAGACGCGGAGAGTATGACCCAGCGAAACCGTACATGGAACTACTACACCTCTGCTCTGGCCACCCGCTTACAGCCAGAGGAAGACGGCACCCCCGCCAAGCAAATAATAATCCTTACCCGCTGGCATCCAGACGATCTTGCTGGCCGTCTGATGGACACGGACGATTGGAAGGAAGGGCGTTGGCATCACGTCAACTTCCCCGCCATCAAGACGGTCAATGCAAAGACCAAGACATCTCGCCGCGCCCTCCCCAAAGATCACCCGATGTATGCAGAGGCGGGGTCACTTGTCAGCCTCTCTCACTCCAAGCGCAGCGTCTACCTTGAAGAGGAGGAAGCCCTCTGGCCCGAGCGGTTTTCGCTTGAAGAACTCAAGCGCAGGGAACGTCTCAACCCCCGCGAGTTTGCCAGCCTGTATCAGCAGCAGCCGTACATCCAAGGCGGCAATATAATTAAGACGCAGTGGTGGCAGCGCTACCCCAAAGACCTATCGCCAGAGAACTTCCACACCCTCGTCATTACGGCTGACACAGCCTTTAAGAAGACCGAGACTGCTGACTATTCCGTGGCCGTAGTCGCGGGGATGGATCGTAACGGCGACATATATATCGTGGATATAGTACGCGGAAAGTACGACTTCCCCGAACTCAAGCAGCGGCTCATACGCATAAACAACCAGTGGCGCGGACGTGGCCTGAGAGCCATGTACATCGAGGACAAGGCCAGTGGGCAATCCATTATACAGGAGTTGAAACGGGAGAGCGGCATGTCCGTCATTCCGTACAAGGTCAACGCCGACAAGGTATCTCGCGTGAACAGCATTCTGCCTCTCATAGAGGGTGGACGGGTCTACCTCCCAGAGGAAGCCCCTTGGCTAGACGACTTCGCTGACGAGGCTGTAGCCTTTCCCAACGGCAACCACGACGATCAGGTAGACGCAGTCACAATGGCCATAGACGTTCTTTCCCGCACCTCAGTTTCGCCCGAGGCTTTCGCCCTGCACGGCGACGCCACACAGTCCCTCAATAATATCTCCGACATGGAGAGCGCCTTCGGCAAGTCACTCGGCACCCACATAACTAAAGCAAAAGCAAAATGGGCTGGCTGGGGAACCCTTTAGGACGACGACCTTTTTAAATGAGAGTAAAAACAAATCATGGCAAACTCTGGAACACAGTCTTACAGGAACGCGGGATATTCCTCTGGCCCCAACGAGGGGGTCATTGTCGATCTGTCGCCTTATGCAGAGCAACTTACGAACTACGAGGATATTTCTCACCTCCTGTCGGAGGAGGAAGAGCGCAAGATCGTGGACTATGTGAAGTCTATGGTCGATATGAGCTACAACAAAATATCAAAGCGCTACGATCATTGGAAAGAGGCCGACCGAGCGCACGATGTTTATGTCCCGCCAGACGCGACAACGTACAGAGAAAAGGCAGTCATTGCCGACACTCGCGCCATAGCTGACACAGTCCTGACTTACATGATGGCCGCTCTATCTGGCCGTAACCCCATGTTCCAACTCGAAGGGCTGAACAGAAACTCCCGCCAGTCTGCCATGATTTTAGAGCGCGTCTTGCATCAGCAGATGCGCCGGACGGCAGGCGAGGCCAGAATAGCCCAGATGCTTCTCGACAGTATTCGCTACGGCTTTGCTCCGACAAAGGTTGTCTGGAATGCCAAGACCAACCAGAACCAGATCATTAACTTCGACCCCCGTCGCGTATTCCCTGACCCTCGGGTCAACTGGGGCGACTGGGAGAACATGCAGTACATAGTCTTCTCTGACTACTGCGCTTTCAACACGCTCCTCTACTCGGGCCTTTATCCCAAGCTGAAGAAGTTCCCCGCTCTTCGCCACAGACTGTCTTCCTCCAGACAGTCGTGGAATGCCCACCATTGGCACCAAGAAGAGGGGCGTGGCCTGTCCATCGACCCATCGTCTCCCAACCAGCGCGAGCGCAGCGACCATGCCTACTTTACCCTTGGTGACGCACGCATTGTTGACGAGACTTGGGTACGCATGTCAGGCCACGAAATTGGCGTCCCATCCATCGAGCAAATCTTCTTTGTCATCACAATCCTTGATGAGAACGTCGTGATCCGCTTCCAGCTCAATCCATACGGCCAGCAGTTCCCCGTCGCAATCGGCGGCTTGTACCAAGACACGCACAAGACTTACGGCCAAAGTCTCTACGACTTACTCCTTCCGATGCACGACATTGCGACCTATCTGCTCCGCAGCCGCATCGACAACGTGCAGGCCGCTCTCAACAATCTCATATTTGTAGACCCCACCCAAGTCAGCGTTCCTGACCTCATAGACCGCAATCCGTGGGGGGT